GAATGGATGGAGGACTATAATAACCTGCATCCGCACAAGGGGCTGAATATGAAATCCCCACGCGAATATCGCGATGCCATGTTAGCTGTTAATTAGCCGTGTCCGTTTTAGTAGGGGCAACTCCAATTACATCCAGAAACATCCTATCACCAGAAGACTTATAGGTCACTTTCAGTGGCTTTTACAGATGATTTTTTTCATTAGGCGAAGCATTTTTCAGCAAAGGCTGTCAGTATCAGGCATAAAAAAAAGGGGCTTAGCCTTTGGCTAAACCCCTTATTAATAACAACTTTCGGATGTTGCGAAAGCGCTATCTTAGTTAAGACGCTCTTATGCAACCACACTGATTCATATGGTTATTTTATAAAATACAGTTAGTTACGTGTATCTTTGGTGCATCGCGGTGCGACCTAATACATGCTGCGTGGACTATTTGTGGACACTATGACTAGCTAGTGGGTTCAAGCTGACTGCCTCTTCTAAATGATCCGGCGCAAAGTGCGCATACTTCATCGTTTCACGGATATTTGCATGGCCTAAGATGCGCTGTAGTACCAAAATATTTCCCCCATTCATCATGAAGTGTGATGCAAATGTGTGCCGCAATACATGGGTTTTCTGTCCATCAGGTAATGTGATGCTGGTCATCGCCAGCACTTTCTTAAAGTTCTGATAGCACGGTTTGAACATGCGTCTCTGTCTTGACGCTAGTTCATCATGTAGCCACTGTGAGATCGGGACTGTTCTATTCTTCTTACCCTTAGTCTTAAAAAAGGTCACTTTGAAAGGAGACAGTTGAGAACGGGTCAGCTTTTCCGCCTCGCTCCAACGTGCACCTGTAGACAAACAGACTTTCACAATCCACGTTAGATCTTCATTGCCGTATGATTCACACGCCCCCAATAATTCATTTATCTGGGGGTGAGTTAACCACGCCATTTCCTTGTCTTCTTCTTTGAATATGCGGACACCATCTAGCGGGTTGGGCAGCGTCCACTCCCCTAACCTTTTCAGCTCACTAAAAACAGCAGTCAGGTATTGTAGTTCTCGGTTAACCGTTATCGGTTTCACAGCCCAGCGCTCAGGACTGTCATGGTATCCGTTACTGATTTCGCCCCGTAACCGCTTATCACGGTAGTGCGCAAAATCTTTAGCTGTGAAACGAGATGCTATTGGGTCGCCCAACCCATCACAGACTATTTTCAGCTTTCCCATGCGGGAACTGATAGCGGAAAGAGATTGGCCGTGTAAGTGATACCAGAGATCGATAACTTCACTGAGACGACGGCGATCTTCTTTCTCTCCTAACCACGGCTTTTCACTGGCTTCATTTAGAGTGTATTGCTCAAACGAAACCGCTTCGCCTTTTGTGGGGAATGTTTTACGGACGCGCTTACTGTCGCGCCCGTTAATACGAAAATCAGCGCGCCATTCTCCAGAGGGGAGTTTAGTTACTGTCATGAAATAACGTTATTCTTTATTTTATATCTATATCGGCCAACTACCGAAAACCAAGGTGAAGGATTTACTCGCCCTTCATAATATAAATCATGTGTTAAATCCATTACTACCCTACAAATGCCAGTCATACTCCATTTTATAACATCACTCATTTCAAGTTCAATTTCGCCTAGATAAGGAAGACACATTTTCAATCTATTTTCAAAGTCAAGTAAGGTTATACGGTATGAATCGACCTCCATTAAAAACTTTGGTATCTCTTCCTTATCAAAAAATCTATCAGGCAAGTATTTATTAATAATAGCTACTAGCCCATCAGAGTTTAAAATCTCATCTTTATATCTTCCCTCATTTATAGAAAAAGCTTCGATGTATGTTTCTTTACCTTCCTTTATTGTATTGAATTGTTCGTCTGCAAGCTCTATTAATGCGCTCAATCTATTTAACATTCTTTTTATTGATTTAGGAGCGTCACTCTCTCGTTTATATAGCAACTTATGACTAATTGCTGCCCATGTGTGCATCAACATAGTTCTTAGTTGAATCTCAATCTTTAAATTTCGATACGCATCAAATAATGACATAGCAAGCCATTTCTCATTCAAAGTGACAATATAATGTCGGGATGCATATCCAAACTCGTCTTCATTAGCCTCTTTTTGTTTATCAGACTCAGAGATTACATTAAATTCTTTATTTATTAACTCCGTTAATTTATCCATGTCACCAATATAAAAACAAATAATTCTAATTCCGCAAAGATCCTCAATGTCATCCAATGAACCAGAATAACCTTTTTTTTTAATTTTACTATTAATTGAATCTATTTTTTTCACTCTCCCGTCAAGAGAGAATAATGAAATTTCTTTATTTTCAATTATTTTCTCAAGGGAGAACTTTACAGACTCCATCAATCCATTATATTTTGGAAGCAATTCCAAATAAGTATCATCTAAGTTTTTCATTTATATTACCCCCCTAATCACAGCAATTTATTGACGACTATAAGAATCTAACTAATCAATAACAATTAATCTTCTGTGAATTTCTTCTCTAATATATTTATTTAGATTTAGCTCATTCTTTTTATACTCTTCACTTTTACACGCACCATGAGGTAGTTCTGTTATTTCTATCTTACTATTTTTCAACATTTCTGCGATTCCATTTAAAGCATTGCTTTACATCTTTTTAAATATGTTTTTCCAACGTTAAGAAAACTAAGCCAACAGGTTTAACGTCACTGACATCACAATCAAACTGCGCAGAACTACTGCTTACTTTGATCTTGTTCCCCGGCAATCGAGCGATATCGCAAACATCAATAGCACCATCTAAATCAACGAACCAGCGCCCGTTGCTGAGAATTTTTGCGTCTCGATCGATTACCCAGGAATGTTTAGTGCCATCTACAAACGCAGGAGAGGACACCGAAACAGGGATGAGGGCTTTATCACACGCCCATGAGCCAACGGATTTTAATTCGCCGGATAAGAGCTGGTATTTAGGGATATCCGTTACATTTTCATTAGCGGGTAGAGAGAACGCCGCTTCACCTCTCATGTCTCCCTGCCCTGTTACCAGCCACCGGAGAGAAACCCCGGTCTCCAGCGCACAAGTAACAACAATATCACCGGGGAAAAAATCGCGGCGAACCCATGAACTGATCGTGCCGGATGACAGGTTGAAACGGTCACCTAGCTCTTTTTGCATTTCAAAGCCGTAGGCATCCAACATGCGGCGGAGAATCGGCTTCCCCCCTGCCGAGAGCACCATGTCATAAAGGCTTTTTCCTACGAGCCCCTGTAATTTATTTGAGCCACCTTTTGAACTTAAATTTTCAGATTCACCAAAAGCCAGCCATCTAACATCAGCACCAGTATCTAAAGCACAAGTAACTATTGCATTGCCGGGGATGTTTTTCCTTTTAACCCATGCGCTTATATTCGAAGGGTTAATCCCCATAGCTCCTGCAAGCTCTTTTTGGTTTTCTACATTGTAAGCAACCAAAAGGCGATCATATACAGCTTCATAACTGCCGCCATCGAACCACATAAGCAACCCCAAAATAAAAAAGCCTTGATTAATTATCTTTGTCGTTTTAGATTGCTCACATAGAGACAAAACTGCACGCCAATGCACTAAAACAACAGCCAACTAGAGATATTGATTTATGACACCACAAATTGCAATCCCTTCCGGCAAGGACGTCATGACATATGACGAGTTTGCCGACGCCTACGGATACAGCCTGCGAACCGTTAAACAGATGGTTGCCGATGGCGATCTCCTTATCATGCCTCGTAAAAAAGAAGGAAGTGCCGCCCGCATTAACATGATTGCTTTCCGTGCCCGGCTGCTACAGCAAGGTATCAATTGCCGTTACGTTGCCGCGTAAGTTCAACTTAATTATTTAAGTTAACAGGGATGCTGACTATGTTTGATTACCAAATGGCTAAACAACCGCACTTCAACAACGCTTGCCGGGCATTTTCCAACAAGCAAAATCTGGCTGATGTGGCCGAACGTATCGGCATGAATGCGCAAATGTTGCGTAACAAACTGAATCCAGAACAGCCGCACAAGCTGACGTGTGACGAGCTGATGACCATCACCGATGTAACCGAAGACGCCACGCTGATCGATGGGCTTTTGGCACAGCTTAATTGCCTGCCAGCCGTGCCAGTTAATGAGGCAAAGGAAGAGCGGCTAACCACGTATGTATTGCAGGCCACCGCCGCCGTGGGCGCGGTTGCTGCTGAAAGCGTATCAGATGAGCGTATGACGCCAGCGCGTCGGCATAACGTGATCGAAAGTATCAACGCGGGCGTGCGTTATTTGTCGCTGGTCGGCTTAACGTTACAGACGCGTATTCAGGCTAACCCCGCGTTAGCGTCAACCGTAGATGCACTGAGCGGTATTAGTGCGTCGTTGAATATTGGGTGAGTAAGAAAAATGAAAATGCCGATTTTTGGTCTGATTAATGCTATGCGTGAAGATTTGAAAAAAAGACATGTCAACATTAAGCATGCGAACTCGTTTCTTGACGACGTGGAAGAATACGCGCGTGAAATGAGTAATGAAATTACTGAACTGAAAGCATCAGCTCAGCCGACAAGTAATTGTTTCATTAATTTGAATAAGGACAGCAAGCATACAGCCCCTTTATGCCGCCAATATCATTTGCATAGTGAACATGTCGGCAATGTTCACTATGTGGTTGAATGCTTTGCTGATAAAAATTATGGCAGCGTATCTAGTGTCGTTGATGGTATTGACGATTTCATTTCCTCCCGATTTATAGAGGAAAAAACGCCATCAAAAGATACATATGGTTGTATGCGTATTAATACGATTGATGGTCGTATTATTATTAAAGCTGATTCCATAGTGGCGATTTCTGAAATTAAAAGAAAATATGATGTAACCGCTGTTATACATCTTAATTCAGGTAAGGAGTTTGATACTGGCATTTCTTATGAAAAGATTGCGTCAGTTTATTTAGATTATTTGGGAAGAGAACGCGGGACAATTAAACGCCCCGTCGGAATTTAAATAAGCAGCCGTGCCGGGCGTATCCGGCACCTATTCGCAACCGTCTATCCGTGGGCGGTTACCAATAGGAAGGAGGAAACCATGCAAGCACCGATATCAATCGCGCCGTTCCTCTGGTGGCACCAGACGGAGACAAAGCCCGATTTTACGATTACCAAAGGCAAAGGCCGTCAGGGGATCATCATCCGTACCCGCTCGGCAAATTATGCCCAGAGGGTTATCCGTTCTATCAAGTCAGTGATACGGGGGAACGCATGACAGCCTTTACTGTCAGCGGTATGCAGAACTTACCCGCCGGGCTGCGCAACGTGATCGGCAAACACTTTGCCGATAGCCGCTGGCGTGAAACCTGTGCCTATTACAACAGCCTGCATGAGCGCGACCGCTTGACCATTTGCTTTCATGCGCAGATGAAAAAGAGCCAGACCGTTTACCGTCTGGAGGAAATGCCAACCGCAGAGCGTGAACGGATTGTCTGCGCCATTGATGAACTGCGCCGGGCTTTTTCAAAGGTGCGTAGTCGGGGCGTAAATACGTCAACGTTTCTGAGCTGGTTAAATGTCGGCGAGAGAAAAACCCTCTTTATGCACGCTGGGTTAACTGAAAAGGAATTTAATCAGCCCTATTGGCGGGTTGAAGATGAATCATGTAAATGGCGTAAACCAATATTACGCGCATTAAATGAGCTTGTGAGTTTATTTGAAGCTGCCCCCGACATTCTGACGGCAATTAAACCCGAAGAATATCTGAGTTAAATAACCATCTGAAATTAATTAGGCGCTTAACCGCGTCGGGACTCCCTTTATCTGAGGATTATATGCACATGTATAAAACAGTCGGTCAGGCGATGCATCGCAAGGCTGAAAGCGAAGGCATTCAGTTAATGCTTTCTCAGGCACGCACCGAGGCGAAAGCCGATGCGCACACGTCTTTTTCTTCTCGTCTGGATAAGCTGGCGACTCATGCCGCTATCCATGAATTAAGCAGCGTGGAAATCATCGAATTATTACGGCAGGAATCCGAAGCCTTTAATAACTCCGGGTCAGATATTAAGGCGGTGATGTAATGGAAAACCCCGCTTATAACCGCGTCGATATCAACGGCAATTATGCAATAGCTAAAGTTGGCTATGACTTTGCGCTGGGCGAAATTAAATGCGGTAAAGAAGACGGCGACCAGCCGTATTTATCCACACTGGCCGTTTATCAGAATCCCGTCAGCCTCATTAACGATTTTGTGCATCGTGCTATCGCCACCGAAATTTGGCGCGGGAACGTTACCGACACAAAGAAACTACTAACCGAAAGCAAGCGCTTTGCCGCGCTGTGCCAGTCAGCCTTTGACCAGTTAAACAGCGATAAGGTGGAGTAATTATGCAGTCTATTGATTGGAACGAAATTTCACGCCGCGGGCTTTTAGTCCGCATAAATAACGAAATTATGCACCCCATCGGGCTTGCCATATTTCGTGATACAGATAGTGGTGTTTCTGGAGGCGCATTAGTCGCTGATGATGGTGTTTGGCAGTACGAACAGAACTTTTTAGTATCGGTAGCAGCCAGCGCAAGCCAGCTCAAATTGCTGCCTTGCCCGTTCTGCGGTTCAGAAGCACATTTTGACTCGGTCAGTGAACATCTCATGTCCGATGAACGGGTTTACGCCCCCGCATGTACCGAATGCACATGCGAACTAATGAACGGCCCGGTAAGAAACTACGCGGGGTCAGGCTGGTACAAAACTAAAGAAGCCGCCGCTACAGATTGGAATTGCCGACGAGTAGCGCAAGGTGGTGCAGCATGAGTCCTCGCATTATGCCCGCAGGGCTTATTCGTCCCAATTGCCCACCGTCTCCGCCGTCTCCATACCTTAAGGCGATAGGGTTAGCAAACCAAGCGCGTGCATTAGCACAAGAGATTGCCGCGCAGGGGCGAGAAAAAACCGATTTAACTGAACTGGTACTCAGCGAAATTAGTGATTTTTTTGCAGGTATCGGCCAACCCGGCGCACCAGAAACGCCGGAAGAAATGCAGGCCGCATTAATGGCGCGTGTTGAATCAGTGATGCGCGATCATCAATGACCATTACCCACCGTGGGCGCTCCGCTCCCACCCCACCGCCACCTTTCCCCGGCAGCACCCGCGATGCGTTCGTGGGTGCGTATCCGTGGAACGCCCCCCGCCCGGCCATCGTGCCGGAAGAAAGACAGCTTACCCGTGAGGAATGGACTCAGGGGCAAGCCGTTTTAGCGAAAATTAACCAGCAGCCGCACTTCCTGCGCGAAATCTGCCTGAATCGTTACGCTTACCTGAAAAAAAATAAAGGGATGCTGAGCGCTAATCGTTTTCTGACTAACAGCTTTATGCAGCGCATGTGGCCGCGTATTGAGGCAATCAATAGCCGCCATGCCATGAACCGCCACGCCTCCGAGCGTTTCCTGTATGAATCTGACGCCTATCAAACGCTCCCCGGCATGAATGACAAAGCGCTGGGGCGTCTGGCTGCGCGTATTTCCGACCAGATATTTTCTGCGTATGAGGAAATGAGCGATGCCATGAAAGCACAGCTCGGCGGCCAGCCGGACGCACTCTTTACCGACGCCGCACAGGCCGACCTTTTCGGACACGTTGCCAGAATGGCGCGTGCGTTCAATATCACCCCGCTTTTCTGGAAAAAATACCTCAAAGGCAAGTTGAATATACGTAAAGCAATAGCCAGCGTTTCCCGCCTGATTAATGAAGAATGGTGGATTCGCCAGCTTAAAGCCCAGCGTACCCGCTGGCGTGAGGCGCTGAATATTGCCGTCGGTCAGGTCAGTAAAAAGGCGTCCCCCTATGCCAGCAAGATGGCGATCCGCGATGTACAGGCGCGTCGCCTCGCTAACATGGATTACCTGAAAAGCTGTGAGCTTGAGAACGTCGCAACAGGTGAACGTATCGACCTGATCGACAAAGTGATGGCCAGTATTTCTAACCCTGAAATCCGCCGTATGGAGCTGATGAGCACCATCGCCGGAGTGGAGCGTTACGCAAGCGAACAGCGCGACGTCGGGATGTTTATCACCATCACTACCCCGTCGAAATATCATCCGACTCGCGTGATCGGAAAAGGCGAAAAAGAGACAGTCCAGTTTAATCGGAGCTGGGACGGTGAAGCGTTTACGCCGAAAGACGGCCAGCGCTATCTGGTCAAAATTTGGAGCAAGATGCGCACGGCATTTAAAGACGCAGACCTGAAAGTTTACGGGATGCGCGTTGTCGAACCTCATCACGACGGAACGCCACACTGGCACATGATGCTGTTTTGCAAGCGCGCACATCGCCAGTCAGTCATCGACATTATGCGCCGCTATGCCCTGAAAGAAGACGGTGACGAGCGCGGCGCGGCTAAGTATCGCTTTGAATGTAAGCACCTAAATAAAGGCGGTGCGGCTGGCTATATCGCTAAATACATCGCCAAAAATATTGACGGCTACGCGCTGGACGGTCAACTGGACGGCGAAACCGGAAAGCCACTGCGTGATATGGCCGCAGCCGTGACCGCGTGGGCGTCAACATGGCGCATCCCGCAATTTAAACCTATCGGTATTCCCACAATGGGCGCTTACCGTGAATGCCGAAGCGGCACGTTACGCAGCGTCAATCTTACTGACCAGTTTGACGAACAGGTCGAAGCGGTTCGCTTTGCTGCCGACGCTGGCGACTTTGCCGCCTACATGGCCGCACAAGGCGGCGCGAATGTTTCCCGCGAACTGCAAACGGTGCGTGTTGCGCGCCGAGTATCTGACCAACTCAACGAGTATGACGAAGAGGTGCAAAAGGTGGTCGGGATTTTTGCCCCGCATTTGGGCGCAGGTCATGTATTTGAAACCCGAACAACAGAGTGGCGCATTGTTTCTAAAGCCGTTGCCGTTGAGCCTTTGACTTTAAAAAGCGCCCTCGGCGCGCCTCGGAGTCCTGTCAATAACTGTGGGTTGGGTTCTCAACGGTCGGGCGCAGATGTCAAAAAGCAGGCCGAAAATAGCGGCATAGCAACGACATCAGAAACCGATAACCCACCGATTGACTGGAATGACGACGCGGCTGTGAGGGCGCTAGGAATGCGTCTGCGTGAGCAATCCGTCAGGAAAAACCATAAACAACGCGATTTTAACCCCAATAGCCTCCGCGATCCGTCACCGTCAGCCAGATTGACGGGTGAAGAACGGGAGCGGATACACCGTATTCAGCGTGATTTGATGCAGCGCGGTATCAGCGTTCAGCGCTGGGAACTGGAAGCGCTGGCGCGTGGGGCAAAGATGAAGGTGGACGGCGAGCTTATTTCATACCCGGCGGCTGATGAGTGGCCGGGGTTTAGTAATCAGGAGGAGGTTTTTGAATGACCAGTGTCAATCAGTTGATTAGAGCACATGTTAGCAAGCTAGAATTTCTGCGTAATACATCATCAAAAGTGATGCAGGAATTGGCGGATGAATTAGGATGCGGCAAAGATAATGAGTCAATTCTGAATGCTATTATTGAACTTAAACAACAAGTTATAAAATTAGAGGCGCGGTCGGTCAATTTGCCATCATTGCCTATTCTCGGTAGTAATACCGAGTGGTATCAGGGGTTTGCAGCCGGGGCGCGTTCTATGCGGAAAGATTGTATAGGGGCAATAAACGCCGCAGGCATAGGGGCAAAATAATGCATCAGTTAACGCGAGAAGTTCCTAAATTTACGTTGCGCCACCTGAAATTAGCTGGGGTAATTCAACGCTTACAGGACATCATGGTTAAAGAAAATATTACACCAGATGAGCTGGTTAGTTGTTCTGAGGCGGTCAGAGATAGCCAGAGGCGAACAGATTCAGCATTGTTAAAAAGCTAGGGGCATGATTTAAAGTTAATTCTGTGAATGCCTCGGCGTGAAATGTTTAAGTGACATGTCACGCCATTTTTCATGGTGTGGAACACATAACCAATCAGTCACCCGGAGCACACGAAGTGATTGACGAAAATTTCAATATGTAAAATACTGTATGTACATACAGTAAAATAAGGAAATGGCACCCCTTGGAAAACACGGAACACATACAAGCCGTTTTGTCGCGGGTTCAGTTAATCGCAGACATATCGTTAGTGGCTCAGTGCGATGTAGACGAATTAAAAACCGCGATGTCAATCATTGCGGATTTAGCGAACGGCACGATAGAAACCAGAGAATATCGGCAGATTACTGATAAGTCGGAACTGGTCGAATACCTGAAAAAACGATTAGAGGAAGCCGTCTTCTAGCAATGCATGCATAACCCGCATGATTTTGCATGATGATCTACTGCTAATTTATCCCCGTTAACGCCACGGCTGGCGCGGATCGCGCTGGATCGTGCGAGTGCATGAAAAGCGACACACAAAGCGGGCAGGCGTGGCGGGGATAGCATTGCGCGCGTTATCAAATTTAAAGGTTAAATGTTCAAAGACATAGCATGCCATGCTAGAGTGAGATTAATCTTAATTTTTTGTGCAATCAACTTTCACAAGGAAAGGTAATGCGTGTTAATTACGATGTCATAATCAAAAGCGGTGATGATGAAGTTGATATGGAATATGGCATAGCAACTCTCGGCGGAACAGCTGAAGTTACTTGTCTTTTGGCTGAGGCTATTCTAAGGAAAGTAATCATCAAAAGACGTACACATGTAAATCCTGCACGAGCTGTACTAAAAAAGAATTTTACAGGTTCTTATGGGCAGAACTTTGACTTAGTGATTAATGAGCCTGAATTAATTTATGAACTTCGTAGAATATCCAAACCTGTTTTTAATGAAGTGATGAGTTTTTTTATCTCACAATCTCTTTATTTAGAAACGCGAGAATTATCTAATGAAGCAGAAGAAGTTGTCAAAGGCTTGTCAGATATTGAAGATGAGTTAATAGGAAGAATAAGAGCGCCCTTAAAAAGGATGCATGAGATAAATGTCAAAAAAAATTACAACATAGAACTTAATTTCAAACAAAGATCGCATGACAAGAAGAAAGTTATTGAATTAGACACGGCTACTGCAACAAATCTCTTTAAGTCAAAGGTAGCAAAAAAAACAGAGGAAATTAGAGCTTACATAACGAGATTCAATGCTAGAACTGGTAATGGAAGACTCGTACTTGAAGGAGAAGATGAAACAGTTGCTTTTGGCTTTTATAGTCCTCTACGTATAATTATGTCAAGTCAAAAGAAAATGATCTCAGCAAACTTACATGTAAATAACTCTCCATCTTCCGAAGGGCGTATTTATCTTAGGCTAACAGTTAGCCGCGTCAGAATTAACAGCGGCGAAACAATAAAATATCTAGTTCATACGGTACAATAAGATGTTAAAGACTTTATGTTTAGCGTTGATTATAGTTGTTTGGGGATTGTATTCCTTAAACTTTGGAGTAAGTTACCTCAGTACACAAGGTGCAGACGTATGGGGGCAATTTGGTGATTTTATGGGTGGGGTATTAAATCCCATCCTGAGTTTTATCTCCATATGCTTATTAATACACTCTGTTAGATTACAGTTGCAGTCGAATCAGGCTTTAATGCATGAATTAAAGAGACAGGAGAAACTAGAAAATTATAAAAAATTTGAAATGCGTTTTTTTAGTTTAATCGAAGCTCAAGAATCTAATTTTGATAAATTACGTATTGCGATCGATGACGCCCCTCACAATAATGAATTACAGCATGAAAACACCCCCGAAGAAACATCACTTATTCAATACAAATCTGGCAATGCAGTTACTTACATCGACGACAGCTTAAGTTTATTAGTTAATGGAGGTATTGAGAAAGAGAGAATTTGTGAATGGCTTGAGGACTTGGATGTAGATGAACATTTTTTTTCTTTAGCCAGAAGATTTTATCTTCCCCTTAAGTTAATCAATGATAAAGTCGAAGAGAACGAAAGAGAAGAACAATATGAATTATTAATAAATTTGACAGATGAAAAATTACTCACAATAATTGTTATACTTTGCAGCTACTTTGAATGGGATAATTTAAATTACATTAAAAATAGCAAAATACTTAAACAAGCCAACATGGATAATTACGTATCGAATTATTTAAAATAGCCTCAGGACTTTATCCATGAAATCCAAAGGCTTATTGATATAACTGAATCTCAAAATTAAAACACATATGCGTTAAAGTTTATAATTTTTTCGTTCATCCATTCATTAATCTCTTTCATCCGTTCCTGTAAAGGTACCAACTCGTTCCTGACAAACACCTGACTCGCCTTTTCCACATCCCCAAAACCGCCCGTATTATTCGGGATAATCCCCATCATCTGCGGCGGCACGCGGTGGGCGCTGAGCAGGTCGTCACGACTGGCGTTTTTGATGTTAAAGAAGTCGTCTTTGGTCGCTACCTCACTGAGCGGAACAATCTTGATACCGTCCGGTTTGCCGTTGGGCGCGTAGAAAAACAGGTTCTTAAAATTCCCCAGCCCCTTTGTATTACTCATCGCGGCGCGCAGCTTGTCTACGTCGGTGCCGCTTTGTGCCGCATCGGTCACATACATGATGTAACCAGCGTGCGCGCCATTCTGGTAATACTTGCGCCGGAACAGCGTCGCCGACTCATTCAGCCATGCCGAGTTCAATGAACTGATATATTCCGGCAGGCCGTACATTTCCTGATTGATATCCGGCTCCAGCAGATGAAACACGCTACCCGGTTCGAAGCGGTGCGGCTCTTTGAATGACTGAACGAACCAGTAAACATCATCCTCGACTCCGCGCCGGGTATATTTGGCCGGACTAGACTCAAGCCGTAATAAGCCCCCTACCCGATTCAGGCGCTTTTCCAGAAACGCATTCCCAAACACCAGATAGTCGAGCACGAAGCGGCTAAAATCCTGCTGACTTAGTAGCGGGTGCGGAATAAACGTGCTTACCAGAATGTTACGTTTCACGTAAATCGGTGAGCTGTGATGTACCGCCGCACGCAGGCTTTTAGCCAGACCGCTAAAACTGATCGGCGGCTCAATCCATCGGCCATTATGGATGCATTCGGCATAGTCCAAAATGTCGCGGCGATCCAGAACGGCGGACGGCTCACCAAAAGTAAACGCCTCCATTGGCTGCGGCTGGTTGACGGGTGCTGATGTTGGCTGGCGATATTTACGCTTTTTCATTCGTTAAAATCCAAAATGCTGACAGGGACATGACCGTTGATCGCGGTCAGGGGTTCGTTTAACAGCGCGTGCATGGTTGCCCATGCCACATCGGCGTGGCTGATTTCCTCGCTGCGGCTGGCTTCATAGGTGGTGCGGTTACCGCTGGCCGTCATGGTTTTGCGTATGGCCATGAACGATTGAGTGATGTCGGTGTGGCTGGTGTCGTACTCCAGCCGCCCGCTGGTGATGGTGTCTTTTGCTTTCAGCACCATCGCGGTTTTGATTTCGGGGGAGTATTTGATTTCACGCGCTGCGGGGAAGAAGCCGCGTACCAGTTGGTACACGCCCTGACCGATGCCGGTTGCATCAATGCCGATGTATTCAACGATGTATTTTTCCGTCAAAAGCTTGATAGCGTCGGCCTGTGCGGCAAAGTCCATGCCTTTCCACTGGAAGCGCTCAAGGATGCGGAATTTACCGCCCGGTGCCTGCGGCGGTGCCAGTACCACACAGCCCGCGCTGTCGCCCGTGTGTGACGGGTCGTAACCAATCCAGACAGGTTTATAGGCAAACGGGCGCAGCGCGTAAGGGTTAAAGTCTTCCCATTCTTCCAGCGCATCGACCATGCAGCGCTGTAATTCCTCAAACGGGAACACTGACGCCTTATCATCGACAAACTCGCACATCAGCAGGTTTTGATACTCCGCCGGGCTGTACTCGAGCGTGAGCTGGTCAAGGTCGAACAGGTTGCAGCCCCCGGCTAGCGCATCTTCTACCGTCACAATCTGTCGCCACTGCCCGTCACCGCACAGCACGCCGCCGGAAAGGTTGGCATGGCTTAAATCCAGATGGAGGTGATCGGCTTTGTTGCTGCGTCCCTTGTTGAACAGCTCACCCGACCAGAACGGGTAAGCGCTGTGCGCCAGACTGGACGGCGTGGAGAAATACGTGGAGCGCCACTTTTTGTGCAATGACATGCCGCTGGCGACCTTGCGCAGTTCCTGAAACTTGGGTATCCAAAAATATTCATCCAGATACAGGTTTCCGGTGTAGCTCTGCGCGGTGCGGATGTTGGTGCCGAGGAAGAACAGGCGCGCCCCGTTGGGGAGCACCATCGGGTCGCCTTTCAGGTCAACATCGACCAGCCGGGCAAAGTCGATGATGTAGTTTTTAAAGACGTGCGCCTGTGCCTTACTCGCAGACAGGAAAATCTGATTACGCCCGGTGGTCAGCGCATCAATCAGCGCCTCCCGCGCAAAATAGAACGTCGCCCCAATCTGGCGCGATTTCAGGATATTGCGGATACGGTGCTGGAGTCCGGCCTGATGCCAGCCGCGCTGGTACTCGAAAATCTCACTCAGGAAAATGTCGTTCAGCTTCTCGATAGCCGCATCGCTGAACGCGTTCTTTTCCGGTGCCTTGCGTTCACCCTTGTTGCGGTTGCGCACGTTGGGATTGAGATCGGCCTCGTTGCCCGTCTGGCTGTAGCGGTTCACCCGCGCCAGCCGCTCAATCTGACGGCCTAACAGGTCAATCTCTTTGTAGTCATGTCCCTCCTTTTTCGTCTTCATGATGAGCTGAATCAACCGCGCTTCCAGACTGGCTTCAACACGCGATACCGGGGCGATAGCGTCCCAGCCGTCGCGCTGCTTCCAGCTCTGAACGGTCGGCGTTTTCTGGTTCAGCATTTCCCCAATCTGACGCACCGAAAAGCCCTGCCAGTAAAGCAAGGCCGCCTGTCGTCGTGGGTCGCTGATGATGGTGGTATCGATGGCTGTATTCATGACGGCAAGGCTACGTCAGCGCCGACCTTTCCCGCCTTAAGTGCCTGTTGTGCCAGCGGTTAGCGAACCGTGATTGATGGCGTGGCAGGGTGTCACGCCGGATACTCGCCCCGACTTCCCGCAAACAACGGATGAGAAAATGGCAAAGAAAGTTTCTAAGTGGTTCCGCATCGGTGTTGAAGGTGACACCTGCGATGGTCGCATCATTGATGCGAATGATATTCAACAGATGGGCGAGGGATTTGATCCGCGCGTGTACGGTTGCCGCATCAACATTGAGCATGTGAAAGGTTTGCTACCTGATAGCCCCTTCCGGCGCTACGGCGATGTGGTCGAGCTGAAAGCCGAGAAGATTGAGGATGATTCTGTGCTCAACGGCAAGCTGGCGCTGTTTGCCAAAATCGACCCGACAGATGAACTGGTGGCAATGATTAAAGCGCGCCAGAAAATCTATACCTCAATGGAAATTCAACCCAATTTCAGCAACTCAGGGAAAAGCTGTCTGGTCGGTCTGGCGGTTACTGATGATCCGGCCAGCCTCGGCACGGAAATGCTGGAGTTCAGCGCCAAAGCCAAACATAGCCCGCTGGCTATGCGCAAATCCTCCCCGGAAAACCTTTTTTCTGTCGCTACCGAAGTGACATTGGAATTTGAAGACCTGCCGGACGTTGAGCCGACGCTGTTAACCCGCGTGAAAGCCCTGTTTGGTCGCAAACAGTCGAGCGATGACGCTCGTTTTAGTGACGTGCATGAGGCCGTAGCCGAAGTGGCCGGACAGGTGCAGACCAACGCCGACAGCGTGGAGCAGCGCTTTACCCAGCTTGAGCAGCGCCAGCAGCAGGACGTCGCCACGCTGACGCAGAAGCTGAGCGCCAGTGAGCAGAAATTAACTGACCTCAAAGCCACGCTGGACAGCACAGAAAGTTTTTCACAGAAACGCCGCCCTCTGGCGACAGGCGGCGACGGTGCCGAATCAGGGCAGACGGACTGTTAATTACTCGTCGTTCGTGAATGACACTCATTAGGTAAACAGGAATAAAGAATAATGCGTAAAGACACTCGTTTTAAATTCAATCAATATCTGAGCCGAATTGCAGAACTCAACGGAATTAACGTTGATGACCTGAGCAAAAAGTTTTCGGTTGAACCGTCTGTGACTCAGACGCTGTTTGATAAAATTCAGCAGTCCTCATCGTTCCTCAAACAGATCAATATGGTTGTGGTCAGTGAACTGACCGAGGAAAAAATCGGTGTTGATGTCAATGGCACGATTGCCAGCACGGCAGATACCGACAATGGTGAAGAACGGCAGACCGCCGATTTTTCGAAATTCGACTCATACCGCTACTTCTGTAAGCCCGTCAATTTCGATTATCACCTGAAATACAACAAGCTGGATTTGTGGGCGCGATTTCAGGATTTTCAGATCCGTATCCGCAACGCCATTATTAAGCGTCAGGGGCTGGATTACATCACTATCGGATTTAACGGCGTGAAGCGTGCCGCCACGTCTGATCGCAAAGTAAACCCGCTCTTACAGGATGTCGCGGTGGGCTGGCTGCAAAAATACCGTAACGATGCGCCAGCGCGCGTAATGAATAAAGTCACCGAGGCCGGAGGGGGTATTTCTGACACCATCAAAATTGGTAAGGGGGGGCATTACGCCAGCCTTGACGCGCTGGTGATGGATGCCCACGAGTCCCTGATTGAAGAAATCCACCGTGAAAACCCTGAAATGGTCGTCATTTGTGGCCGTCGCATCCTGACCGATAAATATTTCCCGCTGATTAATAAATTTCAGGACAACAGCGAACAACTGGCGGGTGAGTTAATTATCAGCCAGAAAACCATCGGGCAGTTACAGGCGGTACGTGCGCCATTCTTCCCGGCCAACGCCATCATGATCACGACGCTGGATAACCTGTCTATTTATCTCTATGAGGACGGCCATCGCCGCCACATTGTCGAGAATCCCAAACTCGATCAGGTGGAAAATTATGAACAGGTAAAAGTCGATTTCGTTATCGAAGACTACGAAGCCGGGTGTCTGATTGAAAATATTGAAATTCTGGAGCAGGACGGCACCACAACACCAGAAGCGGAAAGCGCCAAAATCATGGCGTCTGAGCTGGCAAAAGCCGTTCAGGAACTGATTGCAGCGAATACCAGTCAGGCCAGTCCCGCCGCAACAGACACCCCAGCAGACACCACAAATGAAGGCGGGGAATAATCCATGTTAAGCCCCGCCCAGCGTCACATGATGCGGGTATCGGCTGCCGAGGCGTCGCAGCGGGAGAATGACCCGCTGCGTAACGCAACCGGATACGAGCAAATGCTGTTCCGGCTTGCGGCTGATAAACGCACGTTAAAACAGGTGCGCTCAATGGAGCGTAAAGCCGAGATGAAAATCGGGCTGTTGCCCACGTATGCACCGTGGGTGGCGGGAGTGCTCGCTAACGGTCGCGGCGCGCAGGACGCGGTATTGATGACGGTCATGGTGTGGAAACTCGACGCCGGAGACGTCCCCGGCGCGCTGGAGATTGCCCGTTATGCACTCCAGCACAAGTTGGTCATGCCGGAGGGCTACACCCGCCCGACGCCGTACCTGTTAGCCGAAGAGGTGACCGACGCCGCAACCCGCGCCCATACCGCCGGGCATGCGGTCAATATTGACCTGCTGATCGACACGCTGACGCTGACCGATGCGGAAGACATGCCCGATCAGGTGCGCGCCAAGCTGCATAAAATCATCGGCCTGATACTGCGCAGCGGCAAGCCGGAGCAAGCCTTGTTTCACCTGAAACGCGCCTTTCAGCTTGATAGCCGAAGCGGTGTGAAAAAAGACATAGAGCGGCTGGAAACCGCGCTGCGCAAAGCAGCGGCCAACCGTTAACCCAACGCGCCCCGCGCCGGGCGGCACACAGGCCGGAACAGTTCACTGTTTTCTGTGCCTGTGTCCACCGCCCACCTATTCAGAGGTTGTCATGACGACAATGATTTTCCCCGCGAAAGCGGAGCCACACCCGGATGCGGTGGTTATCCCTGTGCCTGTAAAACAGGATGCGGTAATCGAAAATACCTTTTTCTGGCCTGCCGTGGAGCCGGGAACGCTGCGCACGCTGATGCGGCTTGAGAACACCGTTACACCAGAACGCCTGCGCCATGCGGCATTAACGGCGATTTCAGAAGTGAATGCCGAGCTGTTCGAGTACCGCCGGGCGCAGATGGCGGCAGGGTTTAAAACGCTGGACGCCGTTCCCGCCGAGCGACTCGACGGCCAGAGCGAGAAACACCATCACTACCTACGCGCCGTCAGCGCCATTACCACGGCGACGCTGTACGAGCGTTACCGGGGCTATGACGCCAGCGCCAAAGGCGACCGCAAAGCCGATGCACTCGACGGCACTATTGATGAACTGTGGCGCGATGCGCGCTGGTCAATCAGTCAGTTGCAGGACAAGCCCCGCTGCATCATCGGGCATATCTGATGAACGTTATCGCCCAACAGGGCGACACGCTGGACGCCCTGTGTTATCGCCACTACGGGCGCACGCAGGGTGCTGTCGAGTCGGTATTAGCCGCTAATCCGGGGCTGGCTGAATTCGGGGCGATTTTACCCCACGGCACCGCCGTCACCCTGCCGGATATTGCCGCCGCCCCTGTCGCAGAAACGGTGAGTTTATGGGATTGAATATGGAAAGAATCACGTCGTTTATCGCGTACTGGATAAGCGTCGCGCTGGCTTTTTTTGGGGCGATGACGCCGCAGGATTTCGCGGCCTATTTCGGGGCGCTGGGGGTGGTGTTCACCGTCGGCGTTAACTGGTACTACCGCCGAAAGAGCTACCAGCTATTGAAGACTATCGATAATCCCCGCGAGGTTATCCATGAAATCACTCGTTAAACGCTGCGTTATCGCCACGGTGTTAGCGCTGGCCGCGTTAGTGCCGGATTTTTCATTGCTGAAAACATCACAGGAAGGGCTGGCGCTGATTGCCGACCTTGAGGGATGCCGCTTAAGCCCGTACCAGTGCAGCGCGAACGTGTGGACAAACGGGATCGGACACACCGCAGGCGTGGTGCCGGGGAAAACCATCACCGAGCGTGAGGCGGCGGTCAATCTTGTGGCCGATGTGTTGCGGGTCGAAAAAGCACTGGCACGCTGTATGGCCGTTAACATGCCGCAGGCCGTCTATGACGCCATCGTGAGCTTTGCGTTTAATGTCGGCGTCGGTGCGGCCTGCCGCTCTACGCTGGCGTTTTTCATCAACAAAGGCCAGTGGCGCAACGCCTGTGACCAGCTATTACGCTGGGTCTATGTCAACGGCCAGATATCACGCGGTATTGAAACCCGTCGCCAGCGTGAGCGCGCTGTCTGCCTTAAGGGGGCAGCATGAGCACGTTTACTCGCGTAATCCTTGTTGTTGCCGTGTTGTTCATCGTGCTGCTGTTCGTGACTAAGCGGCAACTGTCTGACGCGGAAAAACTGATTAGCGAACAGAGCGCAACGCTGGTTAAACAGTCGCTTGAACTGCTGGTCAGGGATGGAGTGATCGACGCGTTGCAGTCCAGCGCAATACGCAATGAACAGGCACAGGCGGAACTCCGCACGAAACTGTCACAGGCCGGGCAACTGGCCGCGTCCCGCGATAAAAAAATCATGAGGTTGCTTAATGAAAATGCCGAACTACGCCGCTGGTATGGCACTGCTTTGCCTGACGATATTAAGCGGCTGCACCGCCGCCCCGCCTTTGACAGCCCCGACGCTTATTTACGTTGGCTGTCCGAAGGTAACGAGCTGCCCGATACCGAGCAGCAGCCCAGAAACCAACGGTGATTTAAGCGCGGATAACCGCCAACTGGAAAGCGCACTGGTGAACTGTGCGCTACAGGTCGAAACCATCAAGCACTGCCAGGAACAACACGATGCTGAAACCCAACAGCCTGCGCACCGCATTAAGTGACGCGGTGCCGATACTGAAAAATAACCCAGACATGTTGCATGTCTTTATCGACAGCGGCGCGGTGGTGTCCACGCTGGCCGCGTCGCTGTCGTTTGAAAATCAATATACGCTGAATCTTGTTATCACCGATTTTACCAACGATATCGACTGGCTACTGGTGCCGATTCAGGCATGGATACGTGAGAATCAGCCCGATATCGCCCATGAACCTAAGGGCTTTACCTACATCGCCGACATTAACAATAACGGGAGCTGTGATATCAGTATCAGCCTGAAACTCACCGAGCGGGTGATCGTCAAAGAGGTTGATAAGGCGTTGCACGTCACCCACGCGCCAGAGCCGCCGTTACCTGTTCCCGTCGAGCGCCCAGTGTCGTTGTATATCAGCGGCGAGTTAGTGAGTCAGTGGCATGAATGAGCTAAAGCCGTTTGACGACAAGCTGGCCGGGCTGCTTGCCAGCCTGTCGGCGTCTGGCCGTCGAAAGTTGGCCGGAACGGTGGCAAAAGCCCTGCGCGGTAGCCAGCAGCAGCACATCAAACAGCAGCAGGCACCGGACGGCACAACCTATGCCCCGCGCAAAGCCCAGCCAATCAAGGGCAAGAAAGGCCGGGTGAAACGGCAGATGTTCCAGAAACTGCGTACCGCTAAATACCTGAAAGCCAAAGGCACCGCCGATGCGGCCAGCGTGGAATTTATCGGACGGGTGCAGCGTATGGCGCGGGTGCATCATTACGGATTGAGAGATAAACCCACGCGGTTCAGCCCTGTAGTACGCTATCCAGCCCGGCAATTGTTGGGATTTAGTACGGAGGACATAAAAAAAATGGACGAGGTATTAATCGACCACTTGAGGCAATAACTCTTGTTGTCTGACTGACCAGCAAACCGCATCACATTGCCGCTGTTCTCCCCCGGCGGCATTCTTTTCCCCATGAAAACACAAGCCACCCTTACCGAAATTCAGCGCCTACTGCGCAATATGATCCGTGTCGGCGTCGTGACCCATGTCAACACAGAGGACGTCCTCTGCCGGGTACAAACCGGAGGCATGACCACGGGCTGGTTGAACTGGTTAACCCGCCGTGCCGGACGTTCACGCGACTGGTGGGCACCGTCCATCGGTGAACAGGTGTTGATCCTGTCCATCGGCGGCGAACTGGACACCGCCTTTGTGCTGCCCGGCATCTATTCCGATGACAACCCCGCGCCGTCGGCGTCTGCCGATGCGTTACATATTGATTTTCCCGACGGCGCAGTGATCGAGTACGAACCCGCAACCGGGGCGCTGACCGTCAGCGGGATTAAAACCGCCGATATCACCGCGTCTGAATCCCTCACCGCTACCGCGCCAGTGGTCACCGTGAACGCATCCACGCGCATCACGCTGGACACGCCCGAAGTGGTCTGCACCAACAAGCTGATCACCGGAACGTTGGAAGTACAAAAAGGCGGGGAAATGCGCGGCAATATTCAGCATTCCGGCGGGTCGCTGTCGTCCAATGGCAAAGTGTTGCACACCCACAAACACCCCGGCGACAGCGGCGGCATAACGGGTGCCCCACTATGACGGCGCGTTACCTCGGTATGAGCCGTGACAGCGGCCAGCCCCTCGGCGACCTTGAGCACATTCGCCAGAGTGTGCGCGATATTCTCATCACGCCCGTCGGGTCGCGGGTGATGCGCCGGGATTACGGGTCGCTGCTGTCAGCGCTGATCGATCAGCCGCAAAACCCCGCTGTGAAATTGCAGGTAATGGCCGCGTGTTACATGGCGCTGCTGCGCTGGGAGCCACGCATCACGCTGACGGCCATCAACCTGACAAGCACATTCGACGGCAAGCTAACCGTTGATATTACGGGCGTGCTGGCTGACAGCAACGCCGTTTCCCTTTCTGTTCCTGTGAGCTGACACATGGCGATGATTGATTTAAGCCAGCTTCCCGCGCCTGCCGTGGTGGAAGAGCTGGACTACGAGGCAATTTACACCGAGCGCAAAGCGATGCTGCTGTCGCTCTACCCGGAAGACCAGCGCGCCGCCGTCGCCCGCACGCTGGCGCTGGAATCCGATCCGCTCGTCAAGCTGTTGCAGGAAAACGCCTACCGCGAATTGTTATGGCGCCAGCGCGTCAATGAGGCCGCACGCGCCGTGATGGTGGCATTTGCGCAGGGGAATGACCTCGACCAGCTCGGCGCCAATTTCAGCGTTTCCCGTCTGGTTATCACCCCGGCTGACGATTCAACCCTGCCGCCAACGCCTGCCCTGATGGAATCCGATAGCGATTTGCGCCTGCGCATTCAGCAGTCTTTCGAGGGATTAAGCGTTGCCGGGTCGGTCGGGGCTTACCAGTACCACGGACGCAGCGCCGACGGGCGCGTGGCGGATGTGTCGGTTATCAGCCCCAGCCCGGCCAGCGTCACCGTGTCGGTGCTGTCACGCGAGGGCGACGGCAGCGCAAGCCCGGAGCTGGTCGCTATTGTTGCCGCTGCACTCAACGGCGAAGACGTGCGCCCGGTGGCTGACCGGGTAACGGTGCAATCCGCCGCCATTGTGCCGTATGAGATTGACGCCACGCTGTATCTATATCGGAGTCCTGAAGCGGAGCCAGTGCGCGCCGCCGCCGAACAGAAGCTGAAAGCCTATATCAGTGCGCAGCACCGATTGGGGCGGGATATTCGTCGCTCGGCGATTTACGCTGCGCTGCACGTCGAGGGCGTGCAACGGGTCGAGCTGACGACACCCGCCGCTGATATCGTGCTGACCGCCGGGCAGGCGTCCTACTGTTCCGGCTATCGGTTGGGTGTAGGCGGTGCCGATGAGTGATACCCGCTTGCTGCCTGTCGGATCGTCCGCGCTGGAAGTCGCCGCCGCCACTGCCTGTGCCGAGATTGCCCGCGTACCGATTCCCCTGCGCCTGCTGTGGAACCCGGACACCTGCCCGGCACATTTGCTGCCGTATCTGGCGTGGGCGTTTTCCGTTGACCGCTGGGATGAGGCGTGGCCGGAGAGCGTGAAACGTCAGGTGATCCGCGATGCGTTCTTTATCCATCGCCACAAAGGCACGATTGGTGCGCTGCGGCGCGTGGTGGAGCCGTTTGGTTATCTGATCCGTATCAGCGAATGGTTTCAGAACGGCGGAGAGCCTGGCACGTTCCGGCTGGACATTGGCGTGCAGGATAGCGGCATCACCGAAGAAACCTTTTACGAGCTGGAGCGGCTGATTGCCGACGCTAAGCCCGCCTCCCGTCACCTGCTGGGGCTGAATATCAACCTCGACACACAGGGCGCGGCCTATGTTGCCGCTACAACATACAGCGGTGATGACCTGACCATTTACCCCTATTTTCCTGAAACCATTACTGTGTCCGGTCTGGATGTGGCCGGGGCAGCACTTCATTTAATCGACAACGTGAGCGTAACCGCATGAGCGCAACCTATTTTGCCCTGTTAACCAACATCGGCGCGGCCAAACTGGCTAACGCCACCACGCTGGGTAGTCGTCTGAACATCACCCGGATGGCCGTGGGTGACGGCGGCGGCGTATTACCAACCCCAAACCCGGCACAAACCAAGCTGATTAACGAAAAGCGCCGGGCGGCACTCAACAACCTGAGCATTGACCCGAAAAACCCCAGCCAGATTATCGCCGAGCAGGTGATCCCCGAAAATGAGGGCGGTTGGTGGGTGCGGGAAGTCGGCCTGTTTGATGACGACGGCAATCTGATTGCTGTCGCCAATTGCCCAGAAACCTACAAACCGCTATTGCAGCAGGGAAGCGGCCGCATTCAGACCGTGCGCATGATTTTGATTGTCAGCAGTACCGACGCCGTGACGCTGAAAATTGATCCGGCTGTCGTGCTGGCAACGCGGGGTTATGTGGATGATGCACTGGCGGAGCATGAAAAGAGCCGCAAACACCCTGACGGGACGCTGACGGCAAAAGGCTTTGTGCAACTGAGCAACGCGACGAGCAGCGACAGTGAAACGCTGGCCGCTACCCCAAAAGCGGTGAAAGCGGCAAATGATAACGCCAACGGGCGTGTGCCGTCTGGCCGCCGGGTAAACGGTAAAGCGCTGACAGCAGACATTACGCTGGGTGCTGGGGATGTCGGAGCATATACCAAGCTGGAAACCGACACAGCCGTTTCTGTTGCGACTAATGCCGCGAACACTGCCGCCACCGCAGCAGCCAACGCCAACACGAACGCCAATGGTCGCGTGCCGTCCGGGCGTACTGTCAACGGTAAAGCGCTGTCGGCAGATATCGCGCTGGGTGCCGGGGATGTGGGGGCATACACCAAAGCCGAAACCGATACGGCTGTTTCTGTCGCCACCACTGCCGCGAATACTGCCGCTACGGCAGCGGCTAACGCCAACACGAACGCTAATGGCCGCGTGCCGTCCGGGCGTACCGTCAACGGTAAAGCGCTGTCGGCAGATATCGCGCTGAGTGCCGGGGATGTCGGGGCATATACCAAGCTGGAAACTGATACCGCTGTTTCTGTCGCCACCACTGCCGCGAACGCTGCCGCCACCGCAGCGGATAACGCGAATACCAACGCCAATGGGCGTGTGCCGTCTGGCCGTGCCGTTAACGGCAAAGCGCTGTCGGCAGATATCGTGCTGAACGCTGGGGATGTCGGGGCATTAACCGATACGCAGGCCGCGCAAAAATATGCGCTACGTTCAATTAAAATCAACGGGAAGCCATTATCTGCTGATGTCAATTTATTAGCGGGTGATATTGATACATGGAATAAAACAGAATCCGATGGGCGCTTTCTGATGAAATCGGCAACCGCTGCCGCTGCAACTAGACTGGCGAACCCTCGCAAAATTAACGGCGTGGTATTCGATGGAACAAATGACATACAGTTAAATTTAGGTATTTCATTAAAAGCATTGGTGCAATTTTCCACAGAGATGTGGCTGCAAATCAATCTAACCGCAATTGATACTAATACTGTCACCATCACAATTAACGATGCATCGAGAGGGTTATACGTCGTACCTAATCAGACACAACTTGTGCTGTGCGAGAATGATGCAACAACCATTACAGCCAACGGTGTGTCCTATACTCGATTTAATATGTTGGGACGGTTTGCAATACCCCGCACACCGACTAAAAACCCTGATGGTTCGACAACATATACAATCACATACCCCAATCACAGGATAGCCGTGGGGCAACAGAAAGCCGTCAGGCTGGGCGCATTTATTTACAGAGAGCTGGGTTGTACCTATCAAGGGCAGGCCAGCAACTACGACGGCCTAATGTATCATCATAAAATTGCACTCAATTCTGCTGCTAGCAGTATCAATGTCCCTGTCATCGGTTATGCAGCGGCGAGTGTTGGTGATTGGTCGTCGGCGGGCGTTAATAATGCTGGGCTGTTGGACGCAGTTGGTTGGGATATTTTCTCACGCGACAATTATGGCACCAACGTATCAGCCTTTATGTCTACACCTAACTTATTGTTAGCCTCTACATCATTCGGAACGCTGGAGAGATGTTCACGTAACCCAATGGT